CACCAAACATAAACGGTGACGGTAACTTGGTATTAACAGGAGTTAGTGCTAGATTTAGAACACACATAAGAGGAATATGGACACCTAAAGTTTTTGGTGGTACTTCTGAAATATGGAAGGCTAAGAAGATATGAGTATAACATTTAACCAATTAGTAAACAGAATTAAAACAACAAGTGAAGATACTAGCACAGAGTTTGTAGGTGACATCCCAGCTTTTATTGAAAGAGCTGAAGCCAGATTAACAAGAGAAATAGATTCATATGGTGTTGTGCAATATGCAACATCAAACATGGTTATCGGTGATCCATTTATTACCAAACCTGTAAATACATTAATTATAAAAAATTTAAATATTATAAAGTCTGACGGCACACGTATTAATTTATTACAAAAGACAGACGAATATTTAAATGATTATTGGCCACAACGTACAAGTGTGGGAGTGCCTAGATATTATGCAAACTTTGGTTTTAATAATTTACTTATAGCTCCTACACCCGTGTCGGCTTATGATTGTGAAATGTCTTATATCGTTCAACCAACAGCAGCTACCTCAGTGCATCAAGAGAATTTCTTTACTGAATATTGTTCTAATGCATTGTTTTATGCTAGTATGAAGGAAGCTTGTATGTTTATGAAAAATTACTCTGCGGCTCAAATTTGGGAACAAGAGTATCAACGAGCCTTTACTGACTTATTAAATGAAGCCAGAAGGACAAGACAGGATGATATGAGAAATAATGCCTCACCAGCTGGAGGCGATAATACATTAGTAAAAGGAAGTAATTAATTATGCCTAGTAGTTATACAACAAGATTAAGATTAGAGAAACAAGCTGATGGCGAAAATGCAAACTCTTGGGGTGATCGTCTTAACCAACAAGTTATTGATATGGTTGACGAAGCCGTTGGTGGTGTAGTCGTTGTCAGTACAACAGGAGCCACAACATCATTAACAGCTAGTAACGGTGCAGCCGATCAGTCTCGTAATGCTGTATTAAGAATTGAAGGAACATTAGGATCTGACTCAACTATAGTAATTCCTAGTGTTGAAAAGTTATATGTTGTTGACAACCAAACATCCGGTGGCTCACATACAGTTAAAATAAAAACAGCCGCAACAACAACAAATATTATTGCTCCTCGTGGTGGTTCAAAGTTTATTTATTGTGATGGTGTAAATGTTCACAACTCCGTTGACCCAGTAGGTGTCAGTGCACTATCTACAGAAGGTGGTGCTGTTGGCCCGATCACAGTTGGTGGTACGGTATCAGCCACAGCCGTAGATTCAACACGAGTTATTACAACAAGTATTTCAAGCTCAATCACAGATACAACTAAACTATTTGCAACAACAGCTATATCTGTAAGTGCTGTTGACTCACTGGGTAAACAACTTAGAATTACAAAGTCAGCCGTTGCTGATATTGTTTCATTAACTGATGCATCAACGATCTCAGTAAACTTTAACAGTGGTCAAAACTTTGATGTTAGATTAGGTGGTAACAGAAACTTAGGTGCTCCTACCAATGTTCAATCAGGACAAACCGGAAGCTTCTTTGTTCGTCAGGACGGTACTGGATCGAGGACGTTATCATTTAATAGTGCTTACAAGTTTGTTGGGGGTACTGCTCCTACATTGACAACGACAGCTTCTGCCGTTGACCGTATTGACTACGTTGTGTTATCGAGTTCTAGTGTGCATATGGCAGCATCACTAGATGTTAAATAATACAAGAGGTATAAATGGTATTTCAAAATAATGTTCTTTCAGGTGCGGGTGGATCAGGTACAGCCGTATATCAAATAGATCAATCAATAAGATTTAATGAAGCTGATAGTCCATATATGCAAAAAACATATAGTGGAGACGGAAGTCGTACGACTTGGTCATTTAGTTTTTGGACAAAGCTAGGTAAATCACCACCTTATAATACAACAAGAGGTATATTTTTAATTGCTTATAATACTTCTAGTGGTGCACAAGAAGATATAAGAATAGAAGGTTCAAATCAACAATTACAATGGTTCACTCATAATGATGGTGGAACTGGTACTTTAGCAGATTTAAAAACTACTCAATATCTGAGGGATCATTCTGCTTGGTATCATATTTTATGTGTAGCAGATAGAACTAATGCAATAGCAAGTGAAAGACAACGAATGTATATTAATGGTCAAAGAGTAACTGACTTTGCTACTGAAACATATCCATCACAAAGTGCTGAAGGTCATGTTGGGAAGAGTGCAGATGTGCATTACATAGGAAGTAGAGCTGGAAATTCAAGCACACGAATTGATGGTTATATGGCTGAAATACATTATTTAGATGGTTTAGCTTATGACCCTAGTTTCTTTGGCGAGTTTAATGATTCAGGAATCTGGGTCCCTAAAGAGTACACTGGCAGTTATGGAACTAATGGATTTAAAATTGATGGCAGAGATGCATCAGATTTAGGAGACGATGAATCAGGTAATGGTAATGATTTCACGGCAAGTGGTCTTGCAGCACATGACCAAGTTCTTGACTCACCTACAAATAATTTTTGTGTAATGAACGCAATAGAGAATGTTCCCTGTAATTTTAGTGAAGGTAATTTAACACTTGATTCAACTGCTAATTTTAGTGGAAACGCAATGAGAGGAACCATCCATATTAAAGGTGGCTCAACTGGTAAATGGTATTATGAAGTAGTAGGTAGTTTAACTGGTGATTATTTCTCTACTGGCTGGATGCTTTCATCAATAATAACTCCTAGTTCTACAGTAATTGGTCAAGATACTGGCTCTGTAGCTTTTTATAATACTGGTAGCTATCAAAATGGTAGTAATGCTCAACATGTAATAACTAAACCTGCTGCTGGTGATGTTATAGGTGTAGGGTTAGATGCTTCAACAGGACAAGTGTTTTTACGAGATGATTCAGGATATTTTGTAGGCACATTAAGTAGTAATGCTTTAAGTAGTGGAGTTGTTATAACTGGATTTAGTGGAGAAGATTTAGTGATGGCATCAAGAAATAGTAGTTCTGGTACTTGTACATATAATTTTGGTCAAGATGGAACTTTTGCTGGAGCTAAAACAGCTCAAGGTAATACAGATGCGAATGGTATTGGTAATTTTTTTTATACTGTACCAGATGGCTTTTTAGCAATTTGCACAAAGAATTTAGGGAGTTAATATGGCAGCACCAACAATACCAAATGGCGAAGAACATTTCTTCAATATTTTATATGAGGGAAACGGAGCTGGGCAACGTGTCGGTAAGTTCGTACCTTTTACAGACAATGGCACGATTGCTAATAGTGTTATATTTAATAGTCCAGATGACCCTAAACTTGGTAAGACTTTTTCAGGTGCTGGAACAAATACAACTTGGACATTTAGTTGTTGGATTAAATTAGGAATAAAAACATCAAATGGTAGAAGAATGATATTTTCTGCTGGTAGTGCTGGTAGTAATTATGGAGGTGCTGAAATAGGGTCTACTGGAGATGATTCTATAGAGTTTTACAATTATTATGGTGGTTCATATGATTGGCGATTAGTTACAAATAGACAGTTGGAAGATACATCAAAATGGTACCACTTGTTATTTGTATCTGATACCACGAACTCTACTGAATCAGATAGGGCAAGAATATACATTGATGGAGAAAGAGTTACAAGTTTTTCAACAGCAAGTTATCCATCATTAAACTATGCAAATAATTTTTGGATGGGTACAACAGAACACGAAATAGGCACTTCAATATTTACAACACAAAACTTTGATGGATATATGGCAGAGGTTAATAATGTTGATGGAAGTGTTGTTTTACCATCAACTTTTGGCTTGACCGACACCTCAACTGGCAGATGGATACCCAAAACATTAAGTGGTATTACCTATGGAACGAATGGATTTAGATTTACTTTTGCTGATAGCTCAGCATTTGGAGATGATACCAGTGGAAATACGAATGATTTCACAGCTACAAATTTAGCTAGTACAGACCAGACCACCGATAGTCCAACTCAAAATTTTGCGACAGGTCTTGGTGCTTTTCAAACATCTTATGCAATGACTATGAGTGAAGGTAATCTTAAATCATCAGCATCTGGTGCACAATCACAATTTGGAAAAAGTCAAACAACCTTATCTTTTGACCCAAGTGATTCAAATGGATATTATGCTGAGTATACTGTCAATATCACATCCAGTGTTGGTTCAAATTTTAACACTGTTGGTATTGGTGGAGAACCTTCAAAATATGTTGTTCCAAATAGTAGTAATGGTGCTTTTAACAATATGGTCGCATATTTTGAAGATGGAAGAGTAAGATTTACTAATGGGGCAGGAACAAGCACAGATATAAGCAGTTTTGGTTCAACTTGGGGAAATGTTAGTACACCTGATATTATTGGTATATTTGTTAAAAATAATAAAATATATTTTCATAAAAATGGCACTTATCAAAATAGTGCTGATCCAAATAATGAAACTGGTGGTTTAGATATTGAAGGAACGATCGGTAGTAACAGAGTTGGTTTTTTTCATGTTGGTTATCGTTCTAGTAGCACTTATGGAACAATGACAGCTAATTTTGGTCAAAAAAGTTTTACTTACACTCCACCTACTGGTTATAAAAAATTAAATCAAGACAATGCACCAGAGACTGCAAAAGGCATAACTGGACTAACTTGGATTAAAGACAGGG